GGGCTTTCCGGCAGGCAGTAGAATTCGCTGGTGTTCGTCCCTATGAAATTGTAAACGACAATCAGGGTGGACATAATAAGCTGGCGGCGCGAGGATTTTTCGACAAGATTGCTATCCTTCATAAACCTACCATGCCATACAACGGTCAGAGCAAAACAATAGAAAGCGTCTTCGGCCGGTTCCAGCAGCAGATACTTCATAAAATATGGTATTTCACCGGGCAGAACGTGACAGCTGTAAAGATGAACAGCAAGCCCAATCTTGAATTCATAGAAAAGAACGCTTACGCTCTTCCTACTCTGGAAGAAGTGAAAGAAATCTACCGTCAATGCCGTGAGGAATGGAACAATGCCGCTCATCCGGCTACCGGTATCGCTCGGATTGACATGTACCGCATGAGCGAGAATCCGGAAACATCACCCGTGCAGCCGGTTGAACTGATTCAGATGTTCTGGCTCACAAGCGCCAAAGAGGTGACCTACACCAATGCCGGGCTGAAAATAGAGATTGACAAGCAGAAATATGAGTACGAAGTCTATGGCGAAGACGGACTTCGTAATGAACAGTGGGCACTTCGTAACACAGGACGCAAGTTCCGTGTGATGTATGATCCGATGGATATGACCCGTATTGAACTTTGGGAACCGACCGCTTCCGGATTGAAATACAGCATAAGCGCAACTCCGCGGACCGTCATTAACCGTGACACACAGACTCGAACCGCTGATCAGACTTCCTTCATGCGTCGAACTGTCGACCAAAATAAGGAGACAATGGCGCTGATCCAACTCAGCACAGAAGATTTCGATCTGGACGAATCCATCGCAGCCGAACTCTTTAACCTCTCTACTCCGCAACCGAAGAATGTGAGCGAAAAGAAAATGAAGGAAGTGCGTGAGAAATATGAAGCCGGAACGCTACAGTCCCCCATATCCCTGCCGGAAAAACTGGCGATTGAGGAAGAGGATGACGGCACGGAACTGGCATATTCCACTACCGGAGAATATACCAAAGTGACTTCCAATCTCACATTTGATGATATCGACTGTCTTGAACGCTATTAGAATGACGAAAAATAACTGTTTAAACAATATACGAAACAATGAAAGAATTAAGCCTTGAGCATAAGAATGCTATCCGTGACGCACTGAATGCCTACTGTGACAACTACCTGTCCCGTAACCGTGCGGCTGAAAGCCTGAACGGTGTGAGTGCCGCCACTGTATCTACCATAGTGAACAGTAAATATGCCAATATCTCTGACGATATGTTTATTCGCATCGCCACGCAGATCGGATTCAGTTTCGATTGTTGGGAGATTCACGAAAGTGTGGCCTTCAAAGAAATATCCTTTATGATGACTGATGCGCAGATGTATAAGAACGTCACGTGGATTGTAGGTGATGCCGGGTGTGGAAAAACTACCGCTGCTATCGACTATCGCAAGAAGCACCGGAACGTCTTTTATATCCTCTGTTCCGAAGACATGAAGAAAAGCGACTTCGTACGTGAGATATCCAAGCAGGTGGGTGCTCCTACTGATGGGACCAACCTTCGGGACATGCTGGAGTATGCCATTTCGATGATCGCCTTTTTGGGAAATCCGCTTATTATTTTCGACGAGGGCGACAAACTGACGGATAGCGTATTCAATTACTTCATTTCCATTTATAATCGTCTGGAAGGTCATGCGGGAATCATTTTCCTTTCTACCAACTATATCAAACGTCGCCTGGAGAATGGGCTCCGTTATAATAAGAAGGGCTATAAGGAAATATACAGCCGTATTGGCCGTCGTTTCTTCGAGGTAAAAAGCACGACCCAAAACGATATTCACGCCATCTGCCAGGTTAACGGGCTGACGGACGAAGCGGAAATAAAGAAAGTATTGAAAGACGCAGAGGCTAGCGAGAACGACTTGCGACGGGTGAAACGCTGTGTACATAGCCGCAAACGTATCATGGATGCACGTGCCAGGAAAGGAGAAGCGGAATAATGGGAAGAGCCAAATCGGTGAGCGAGTTATTGGCTACGAAGATTGAGACTTTCCCTTTTCGGGATGAATGGTATGACGCTTTCGGTGAGCCTGAACGGAAAGGTATCTGGATAGTCTGGGGAAACTCAGGAAATGGAAAGACCACTTTTGTAGTGCAGCTTTGCAAATACTTGTGTCAGTTTGAACGGGTAATTTATGACAGTCTTGAAGAGGGAGCCAGCCTGACAATGAAAAATACACTGTTACGATGCGGAATGCTGGAAGTGAACCGTCGGTTTCTTCTTCTAGACAATGAGCCGATGAAAGATTTGAGTGAACGACTGTTGCGACGAAAATCTCCGGGAATTGTGGTGATTGACAGTTTCCAGTATACGCAGATGACGTATAAGCAGTATATCACCTTCAAGGAAAAGCATAAAGACAAGCTGATTATTTTCGTAAGCCATGCGGATGGAAAGCTTCCTTCCGGGCGTAGTGCCCGTAGCGTGATGTACGATGCTTCCCAGAAAGTTTACGTAGAAGGATACAGGGCTTTCAGCAAGGGGCGGTTCAACGGACCGAAAATGCAGATTGACGTATGGTCGGAAGAAGCTGAAAAATACTGGGGAGATAAATATCAACGATAATAAAAGTTAGAGTTATGAGAACAACAAAAGATAAAGCAATCAGTCCGCAACAGATGAAGGCTTTGCACGCTACTTTTCATCGAATTGGTATGGACGATGATGCTCGTCACGACTGCATTTCTTCTTTTACGGACGGGAGAACGCAGAGCAGCAAAGAGCTTTCTTTCGATGAAGCTCGCAGATTATTAGCATCACTCAACGAGGATCAGGCTGAAAAAGCACGTGAGGAAGCGAAGAAGTTGGTAAAGGCTATTTTCTGTTTGTCTTTTCAGATTTCCTTTCTAAATAAGGGATACACAAATGATACACAGGAAGAATTTCAAATGAATATCGCTAAGCTGAATGTCTTTGCCCGCAGCAAAAGTGCCTCACGAAAGAATGTGTCTGAGATGTATCCGTCTGAGTTAAAAGCATTCAAGAAACAACTGGAAGCCATCGCATATAACGAAAACAATAAATCTAAAAACAAAAGATCATGAGAAAGAATCAGGAAATAAATAAGGCGGTTGCCATTCTTCGTAAGAAGGGTGATCTCATTAGCCTGGAACAGGCCTCGGTTCTCAGTGACAGACTGAATGAACGAAGTGTCTTCGATAAGTATGTAGCAGGTGTGGCAGAAGCAGACCGTAGTGAAGGTATTTATTATGCTTGTCGTGACGCAGCACGATTCTTGAAAGGAGAATTGACGCTGGACGAACTAATTCCGGATCATGAACAGGAAGATGATATTGAACCGGTAGAAGAGATGATCACTATAACCGCTTCAGAATTTAGGGAGTTGTTGAGACGTGTGGAACGTCTGGAACGCCGTGCAGGATTACAGAAAAAAATATCTGCAACCAAGCGGAAAAGAGTTGAAGACATCTCTACTGATGATTTGATTTCGCAGATAGATGCCTGCAAATATATCGGATGCAGCAAGACTACTATCAAACGTTGGGCGGACAACGGATTTATAACGGGATATCAGAAGGGACTGAATGTTTATTACAGCAAGCGTGAACTGAATCGTAGTGTTGTAGTAAAAGAACATAGGCTAAACAGAAAGGAGGCGGAACATGAATAATGAATCCGACTACTGCATGTCCTACCGCATGTCGGAGGCACAGCGACTTGAATTACAGATCATCCGGGATGAAGAACGGTGGAGTACCCTCTTTGATACTCTGATGGAACGCGACCTGATAGAGCCTTCGAAAGAGACAGACAGACTGCTGGAAGATTGGAATAATCTGAATACCCGTATCGAAATGAACCGTACCCGTCTTGCTCTATTGAAATCCTCCTCGGAACTGACGGAAGAAGAAAAGAAACGTCGTCCCGGACCGGGCGGCAGCGAAAGATTTAATATAAAGTACTGAATCAACATAGTATAAACGATCAAAAAACAAGTTTTATGGCAAAGACAAGAGTTAAAAAAGTAGTGATCTCCGGCATTACATCGGAGCAGGCGGAAATCGCCTTCAGTGAATTTGCAACGGCGGATGCCAAGGTGCAGAAT